AGGGACGCTTCCATCAAAATGTTCGTCAAACCTGAGCGCTTCAACCCAGCGTCCAGGGTGAACCCCGATCCTAGGGCGATCCAGTTCCGCGCAGCTAAATACTGTGTGGTGCTGGCCTCGTTCCTCCATCCTATCGAACACCACATTTACAACCTCAATTGTGCCAGTAGCGGAGTTGAGCCCAGCCGCAATATTGCCAAGGGTCTCAACTCCGTGGCGAGAGCTGAGTTGCTGATTCGTAAGGCGTCCCAGTTCGACCGACCCCGATTCGTCGGACTGGACGCCAGCCGTTTCGACAAGCACGTCAGCGACCGGTTGCTCGAAATTGAGCATTCCGTGTACCTTCGTAGTAACCCCGACCCTTTGTTTCGCCAGATCCTCAGCTGGCAGCTCAAGAACACTGGATTCTCAAATCTCGGCCTTGCTTACAAGGTCGTAGGTCGACGTATGAGTGGCGACATGAACACCGCCGCTGGCAATTGCCTTATAATGCTCATAATGTTGAAAGCTTTCTTCAAAGGTATGAAGAAGTGGGACTGCCTTGATGATGGAGATGACGTCGTAGTCATCGTCGAGGAAGAGTCCTTGGATTGGGTGCTAAAATGTGTGCACCCCGCCTTTCTCCAATTCGGGATGGAGATGAAAGTCGAATCAGTCGCAAACACTGTCCATGAGGTTGTTTTCTGTCGCTCCATGGTGGTTGAGTACCATCCCCAGCGATATAAATTCATCAGGGATTTCCGCCTTGTCATGTCAAACGCGTTATGTGGTATCAGACATTGGGACGATGAAGTGTATCGTCGCCGTGTTATCAACGCTGTAGGGACGTGCGAGTTGGTGCTCAATCTTGGAGTACCAATCTTGCAATCCTTTGCAGTGGCCATATTACGCAACACTCCCACGACGAAGGCGTTAGACTTGGAACTAGCCCCTGAGGGCTTGTTAGCTCGAACAAAGCGAGATCTGCGCTTATTAGGTATCGAGTTGGCAGACCTCAGACCACACCCTATCATGCCTTGTGCACGCGCGTCATTCGCAGCAGCATACGGCGTGAGCGAGATCGAGCAGATCACCTGGGAGAGACGACTTGACAGTTGGACTTTCACGGTACTCGGACGCAAAGACGTGTTTGGAGAGCTCCACGTTGCGGATTGGGACTACCGTCCCGAGCTGCATGAAGTTTACGCCTAAAAGGAAAATGAAATCCAAGATTACAACCCAACGACGCAAGAGTCAGCCCGCCAAGCGCTCTAAGCCAAAACCCCC